ATTCTGAATTTTCTAACATAAGTTTTTCAAAATCTTTTGATAGAAATTTATATTCTTTAATTATTTCACCAGTTTCAGTATCACAATGTTCTAATGTATACCAAGCTCCACCAACTTTACAAAGTTTGTGTTCTTTCATTACTGTCAACCAACTATCGTAGTCAGCGATACCCGTATCAAAATACAATGGAAACTCTGCAGTTCTCATTGGAGGTCCTAATCTATTTTTGATTACTTGTCCTTTTATTTTAATACCAATAGTATTCTTACTACTATCTTTGATTTGTCCCATATTTTTAAATCGAACACGAGTTGATGAGTGAAATGGTAATGCTTTTCCACCACTTGTAGTCCAAGGATCTCCAAACATAACACCTAACTTTTGTCGTAATTGATTTGTGAAAACCAATGCGACTTTCTGTCTAGCTATCATTTGTGTTACTTTTCTCATAGCTTTGGAGATAATGATAGCTTTAGCCGTAGCCCAACCATCTTTATCAAAGTCTGTATCCATCTCTTGTTTCGTGGAAGCAGCTGCTAATGAATCAACCAAGATTGTAACTAACTTATCTTTATCTGATTCTCTGATTTTAGTAACAATTGTTTCAATAGTATCAAATATTTCTTCACAAGTTTCAAGATGTACATATAACATTTTACTTGTATCCACACCAATAGCCCTCAAGTATTCTTGAGATACTGCTGATTCGGTATCTATATAAACTGCTA